CTTGGACCTGCGAAAAGTTTGGTGCCAGATTAGGAATGCCTGAAGCGAATGGCAGCATGAATTGCCGTTTACCTTGCGCTGAGTTATATGGGAAAGGCCGGTGATCCCAACTGAACTTAAATAGAAGATTTGCCATTACGCAGTTACCCCATCAATTACTTGGAAAGTCAAAGTTTCAGTATGCTGTGTGGTACCACTCACCACTGCTTTAATATCCATTTGAACTAAGCCCAAAGGCCAAGTTGTAGTGCTTGTACTAGATTTAATGTTCAGCCAACCCTTCTGTGTACTCTGACTTAATGCTGTACAAGTTAATGTACCCACAGCAGTGCCTTCCAAAGTTTTGACTTGAGATGTAAAGGTGTAACCCGTCAGATCAATTGCACGGCGAACATCATCAGGTGGATACTGCAAGGTTTCATCCATATCAACCAGCTGCAAGTTCAAGTTAAATGTGTCACCACGCTTAAAAACAAAATTGCTCATAAGTGATTCCTATAGACATAAAAAAACCACCGATGAGGTGGTAGTGAATAAGGCATAAAAAAACCGCCAGTTTGCGGTCATTTAATTAATGTATTTTAAGGCTTGTAATCTAAATCAACACTTACTCCAGTAACTACATTATGTTTAGTTCCGCCAAGACTATTAACATTGGCCAAACGTATATTCACATCAGAAACACATAGCTTGTTTTAAGATTGCCATTTGCTCAACTCAACAGACATAACATCTTCAAGATGCCTTTCCAGTTCTTGCCGTTTAATTTCGATTTCTTCTAAAGTCAGCATACATGACATATCAATTCACCTTAAACCCAATGCTCACATTATACTGAATGAAATCAGCATCTATACCCGCATAGATGGATTGACCATTCAAACATTCTAAATGTTCGATTGAGAAATATTCAAAATGTGCAAGCAATGCATCGCTTAGAACAGTTAAAGCCTTCTCCCCCGTATGTAATCGATCAAAACATTGAATCAAGATATTACCGGTTCGGCGTGTACAAGGATTATCGGCTATTCCTGAAATAAAACTCGGGCCGCCTGCAATAGTCAAACGGCACCATACTCCTTTTGTTGGCACATTAAAGCCTGGTGCATTTGGATACTGAATTCGTTCCTGAGCTATACCAGTGAAAGCTTGCATATGATCGATTATAGCTTGCCTTGTCTGCTCTAAAGTCATTGCCATTTTAGCCACCGTACTTTTGAGAAATAAAGTTATACGTGAGGCCATAAATACCTTGTGGCGCTTGATCAGACCAACCGTTTTCCAAGCGCTCAGCATAAGGCTGGTTGTTCTGTATATAGACCAAATTGCCCAATTTAATCTTTACAGCTTGAATAGCGGCATCCTGCACGGCGTTTGTTTCAGGTCCACGTACTCCATAGTCACCAGATCCAATCGAAACAATATGAGAAGCACGATAAGCACCAGTATCAACAGGACTTAAATTAACCAAGGATTGCACAGTATCCATGGTGATTTTTTTCACTTGATCTTGCACTGATTTAGCCACATCCAGACTAAAGCTAGTCGGTTTTTTCCCTTTCCATCCCATGCTTTACCTCACTTTCTTCATACATTTCGAAAAGGTCTTGAGCGATCGCTTGAATTGAATATGCTTCAAACTCTACACTCGGCTCGCGCTCACCCATTCGCCGTTTTACTATTTGCCAGACATGAACAGCTTCATGTAAAAGCAATCCGTAAACTTGAAGTAGGTCTTTATCCGCCGTATCACCAATTTGGACAATTGCATAAGCGCCATCAGAAAAAGTACTAACTTGTGCATCAGCTCCCATATCCAAAAATTGATCGGCTTTATCCATATATTCAAATAACAAATCCATGTGTAGTTGATTTCGAGCAAGCGTGTACTGCACATGTTGAAATGGCGAGATATACCATTCAGGAACATAATCAGGATTAACCATTTTAGCCCCTACACTTTTCGAAGCTGACATTTCCAGATTGAACTGGCTGGATCTTGTTGAATATGGATAACTCGAAATGAGCCTAAAGCTGTTAGCCATTCATCATCAATTTTAGGTGTCATGGACACTTCATTTTGAAGCACGGTAGCCTTCTTATCTGTGGCCAGAACTCCAAGTGTTTGGATCTCATATTGACTATATGTGCCAAACAGAACGCCACGGCCAGTATAATTTTCCTTAACTTCAATAGAAGTTTCAGTTTTAGGATCCCAGTTAGTTTTTGAGATCCGCTCACAAGTAAAGGTATGAACGGCGTCCGCTAAATCATCATTAAATGCTTCAGCAATATCTGCCTGAATTTCGTCACGTAAGCCCATATCATGCCCTGTAAAGTGGTATGCCAAAGCCATTAAAACTTGCATTTGGATCTTTCAATTCAAGTGAATCAATAAAATCAATTGCTATCTGTTCGAAGCTAGAGATTGCTTCAGATCCGTCTTGGTATTCTTTTTCTGACTCAACAGAATCAGCTTTAACTTTCTTACGCTTCAACTGCTGGTCTTTGCCGTTATAAATTACTTTGGCCAGAATTCCTTTGATAATTTCACAAGCCGCGTCTTTAAGAAGTGGATCAATAGGATCTGGTACAAAACCAATCCGTTTTTTCATCCAAACATTAGCCAGCTTTACCAGACGAGCTTTATCACTGTCTGGTGCAAAATCGCTGCCCAAAATTGAATTTGCGTCATCTACAGTAATAAAGCTCATTGCATTATTCCTTAGGGATTAATTTAAGAAGTTCTGCTTTTGTTGCAGACGGCTTGTAACCAATATTTTTACTAGCCAAATACTCTTTTAATTGATCATTTGACCAGTTTTCAAAATCATTAGCTGCCGTTTCTGTAGCTGGGTTTTCTGCCGCTTTTCCAGCTTCCAATTCAGCAATACGTGCCTGCATTGCAGGAATATCATTTTTAAAAGCTTCAAATTCAGTTTTTATACCGACCACTTGAGCTTCAGCATCTTTGAGAGCTTTATCTGCTAAGACTGCTGCATCTTTTAATCGTGAATTTTCAGATAACAACTCTGACTGGTTACCACCGGCCTGCTCTAAGATGGCAATTTTCTGCTTAAGCTGAGTGTTTTCTTCAACTACCTTTTCACATTCAGCTTTTGCATCATCCATCACAGCTTGAAGTTCAGGGGTAATTCCCACTGCGACATTTACTGTGGCCAAAGTCGTTTTTTGTGGCACTTCCAACTTACGAACTTCAACTGGAACTTCCAAAGATTCATAATCCTTTTGAATCTTTGGATAATTACCGTAAATAATTACCTCTTTTGCTTTCAAATTTGGGTTTTCATAATAGTCAGGGTTAGCAATAATGCCCGTCTCTAATGCAGCAGCTGCTGCAATGCGTGTATAGATAATCTTCATGGCGCTTTTCTCTTAATAATAAAAAGAGGGCTTATTAGCCCCCTTAGGTTTTAATTTTTAGGTTTTAACCAGTTGTCGCTGTACCTGATAAATCAAGTAAGGTACCTGCTGTCATTTTGTTGCTGGTTGCATATTTAATCCAGTTAGCGCTTGAACCAAGTAATGTAAGGTCAGGATTTTCACCTTTCGATGTATCCCAACTATAACCAAGAATATCTAGGTTAAATGCACCTTCAGCACGCATACCGATTGCTAAGTTTTCTTCATCATTGATGTCATAAGCTCGGAAGCCCGGTACTTGTGATTCAGTTACAGTGACAGCGCCATACTGCAAACCAAAAGCATCGTTATCACCTACAGCGTCCGTCACCAAGACCGGCTTTCCTAAGGTTCCCGGTAAACCACCGTAGATAACGATTTCAGATTCACCATAAATTTGCTTAGTGATTGCATCATCGACAATATCGAAATATGTATCTGAGTTCATCACCCATAAGCCAATTCGGCCAAACTTATCACCAAACTTTCGCATACCACGAGTTAATGCTTTGCGGCCATCAACAACGATACTTCCTTTCGCAACCATATCGGGATTACTAGAAATAGCAGCTTTTAAAGAAGCTAAACTGTACTCTAATCGGCCTGCAACCAATGCATCTGCAAGATCGTAACCAACAACCATAGCAAATTCTTCTGGTGTACGAGCACGGCGCTTAAATGCCTCTTCAGTTGATGCATAAGGACCATATTTATATGGGACTTTTACGCCTACAGACTCACCAGAACCAATTTTCTCTGGAACTACTTTGGCGGTTGAATTCACATCACGATGTTTGATGCTACCGCCCACTTTGTAGAATGCTTCTTTATTGAAATCACCTTCAATGATCTCATTGCGATAAACAATTGCACCATTAGAGGCTTGGTTAAATACATTCAAATTATCTTGCAAACGCTCTAAATAAGCAGTTTGAGCCAATTGATTATAGATGATCATGTCTGAATTAACTGTCGTAGTCATAACTACTTATCTCCAAATATTTAATGATTAGTTCGGTAGTTTTAGGAAGGCATCATTGCCATGTTCTTTGATGTAATCTGCTTTCTGAGAAACAGACATTTCACTGCGTTTCATTCCAGTAGGTGCTCCACCTTTGCCCCCACCTTGAAAACCGCCACCAGTTCCTTTACCACCTTTAAGAATTAAGTCTTTATGCTGGTATCCACCAACCAATGACTCTAAAGCTTCATCAACATTTGCAAGTTCACCTGGGCGTACACGTGAATAAATCTTTTCGCCGTTCTGGTCATATGCAACCACCTTGCCCTCTTCGATTTTGAAGTGATGACCAAAGGTCGCTTGCACCATATCCACAGGTACTGCAATGTTGTCTTGAATGTACTTAGAACGAGCAAAACCACCGCCGATTAGCTCTTTATGCAATGAGGCCTCAAGAGCATCACGTTGCTCAACAATCGGGGCATATTTTTCTTCAACTGCTTTGATAGCTTCAGCTTTAACTTTCTCAACTTCACCGGCATCCACCAGCTTTTTATCATCGAGATTTTGGATTGTTTGTAAGGCCTTTTTAGCTGCCGCAGGGTCTTCGATTCCTTCAAAAGCTTTTAATGCTTTTTCAGCTGCTTCTTTGGCTTCACGATGTGTTTTAGCTTCATTGTTTAAGCGTGCAATTGTTGCTACCGAATGAGGTGCATCATGTGGCATTTCTTTGCCGTCATCATGAATATAGATCGGCTTATCGCCGTCTACTTCCGCATAAACTTTACCGTCGATCGTTACTGTTTTAAGTTTCATTGGTCATCCAACCTATATACACAAGTGGGCATCCGCCCGGATTCACCGTCCGCATCCGCTTCCGGCAGACATTAAAAAAGCGCCCCTAAGGACGCTTTATTTCGATTAAAAACTTAGAAGTTTGTGGCAAATAAACGATAGCCTTCGAGTTCCCAAAGTTTATTTTCGGCTGACTTTTCTGCGTTGCTTCGAGCTATACGCTCACCCATTTCAGCATCAAAGTTTTCTGCATTCACACATGCGCTAAAACCCGTTGCTAGAAAAAATTTTCCATCTAAAAATGCATGTACAAAAGTAGATGTTGTACCTCCAGGGCGCTGCTCCACTGTATATGTAACGCGGTCCATCATCGCATCAATTTGCGCTTTAGTTACTCGGGGTGCCACAGACTTTTCCGCTAACTCTTGCTCTGTTACTTCTTTGGTCATTTCTTTCTCACAAAAAAAGCACCTTAGTGTGCTGGTTAAAATTAAAATATGCTCAAGACGCCTGAAACTTAGAGTCCATTAATAAGTTCAACAAGCTTAGAGTTTGCAGCATTCGACACATCAGTATTTAACTTCGTAACCTTCAAAAGTGAGGTCAATGCTTCAATTGAATGCAGATTTGCATGACGAACATCATAAGTATTAACCCCTGCGCCCGTAACAGTTACATGGGATTCCAGACTTTTAATTTTTGGTGCTTCAACCGCTTTAAGTGATGGGTCATCTAAATTCTGGCCAACCTCAACTGCCTCACCTTCGATTACTTGTGGTTCAGAAGGTGGTTCAATAATTTCAAATCCGAGCTTTTTTAAATTTTCAATGGCAGATGTAAGTGCAAACGGATTGTAATCACCAACAGGTGAACCTTCAGGAATCAAATACTCGCCGTTTACTTGCACTCCAGAGTGAAGTTTTAGGATGCATATAATGCGTTTAGGTAGTGCATCTGGTGATGCTTGGTCCACATTGAAATATTCAACATTTTGAACTAGCTCTTGAAGTGTTTGCGGTTGCTTTGTCATGATGACCTCATATAAAAAAAGCACCCGAAGGTGCTATGGTTTGAATTAGGTTTAATGCGGAATCTGTGCTGTGGGCTGTTTGAAGTTGTATCCTAAAATAGCCATATATCTTGGAATCAACTTCCTTACAAAAGGCACAACAATAAGATTTGTACTTAGGATGTATTGTGCTTGAGTCATAGTTATTTGCTTCATAACTTCGACCTCTTTTCAAGTTTTCTAAGCCATCTACGCAATCTGTATTTTGCTCGAGTAGATAGTTGAATTTTCCCCTCACCACTTAAAGTAAAATTCATATTCCCAACCTCTTGAACAATTGTTCGTCCAACATGCGAAGTTGGTCGAGTGTATAAAGACGTCCATCCGGATCGAAGAACTTTTCAAAATCAAATTTTCCCTCTTTGAAGAGTTTGTAACGCTTTGGTCCCAACCATTCTTTTTGAAAGAAGTCATCTGTCTTTTTGAAGAACTCTTTAAATGTTATGTTTGCATCCATTTGCCCAATCAACTGATCACGCTCTTCTTTGGGGATGTCTTTCACTCTTCTCTCATCCATCACAAAAGGACGCTGACCAGCTAAAGAACCGTCTTTCTCAACTGGTACCAGAATGCTTCGACAATTTGGATGTAATGGAGGAACGCGCTTTGCTGGGTCATTTATTTCCCAAAAGCTTCCATCAAGGGATGCACAAAGTTTTGAAGTTCTTCCATCAAGAACACTCACAAATCGCACATATTTGAAGCCAATTTGATCAAAACTTTTTAAATATGCCTGGTTAGCTACATGGCTCCGAACCGTTCTTACAGTGCGCTCAATGTCTGATTTTGTGCTGTTGAGTAATCCGTCTTCATAATTTAGCTTCTTGGTACCACGGATACGCTGAATAATCTCACTATTAGTTTTGCCAGTGTTAATACCATCTCTGATTGCATATTCAACTTTTTGACGGGCAGCTTCAGTAATTCTTGATAAAAGATCATCAACTAGGGCACCACCAGCCAATGGTACCTTTTTAGCAGCAGAATAGAACTTGTCACCGCTAAGAGTTTTATTTTTCGCTCCGTATAGCTTGGCTATGTAATTAGCTTCATAAACCGCTAAAGCGGTAGCAGAGACGGTGAAAGCTTCAGGTAAGCTTGTATTTACACTAGCAAACCATTGGTCAATCAAATCTTTAATCTCTCTGAGGTTTGACGTTGTATACTTCCCACCAGCTAAAGCAATTTTCTCTGAATCATTAAGTTCCTCTAATAGATCACGCAGCTTTGAAAGCATTGCTTTTGTATCATCATTAAATAAACCTAATAATTCATTAACTGTTTTTGATGAAGCGCGAAAAAGATATGCTTGGTGTTGAGTTAGTGCCTCTAAGAGTTCTTTGATAGTTGCCGCCATATCAATTCACTCCTTGATTCAAAGTCCCATCCTGTTCAGCTTCAACATTTAGGATTTCTTCTTCATATTTTTGTTTAGGAAACATTCCTGTTTGGTTGTATTCCCACCAAGATTTGAATGAAGATCTACCTTGTAAAGCTGCTTCAAACAATTGACGAGCCAACTCAGCTAAATAACCTTGCTTGTTAAATTCCTGACTAATTTCGAACATCAGTTCATCTTTAGTCAGAACATCAACATTAGGTACTACAAATTTAGCAGCCCAACGTAAAGCCATAGACAAAGCTTCATTCATATTCACAACACAAAGTGAAAGAACGGAATGCTGCACGGCATCATCACTGTTAGATTCAGTAGCAGTCTTTTTAGCTGCGGAACCTTTTTCAATAAGTCGAGCACCAAGCTCCTTCATTTGCTCCCACTTATCCTTCATAGCTTCCCGTGCTAATGTGTTTGGATCTGCTTGTACAATCCCCAAATCACCGTTTTCAGGTAAAGGTAATAGAACTTTCGCACCGATATAAATGCCACGCTTTTTAGCCTCGTCATACCAAGCCCAATTAACTCCCTTAGCATAAAACTGTGGTTGGCCCATATAAAAAACGGACTCTTGAAAGTCCGCACTATCTCTATAATGAGCTAAATTAAGATTAGCCAATGGGAGCAATGGAGGCTTTTTAATCTCTTCAGAGTTATCAATAGCCCCCACAAAAGTGAATGGAATATAAGACCAGAAATCCCCGTTATTATCAGTGGGATACTTCTTATCTTCGCCCTTCCATGTACCCTTGTCGCCTTTTGTGTAAACTTGAACTGTATAGATGAAGTTTCCTTCATTATCAGGCTCTAAACGAAGTACTCTGTATTGCTCTACCTCAGATTTGCTAAAGCCATCAGCGCCTCGTTCTGAAGTAAATTCACGGATGACCACCAAGCAAAGCTTTTTCTGGTTATCAATCATCATTGAATCCCAATTGATCACATCAATGGCATTCAATAAGTGAATCATCGGGTAGGCTTTTTGCTGTTTAAACTCCGCAAGATTTCGAGCCGGTGTAACTGCAGGATAATCAACATATAAAGCACAACGATAATGCTTTAATAAATGTCGGATCCCGTTCTGTGCCAATTGATAAGCACTTAATCCCGCGCCGTTAGCATTGCGTTCTAAGTGAGCTAGTTCTGGAGGAAATTTAAAACTTGGATCGGTTGCAAAAGCTGCACCAACTAAACTATTAGATGTAGTCCCCGTTACTTCATAAAAGACTGCCCGAGTACGATAAGCCTCATAAGCACTTTTATTTGCAGGTGATTGATCATGAGCATTGGGTTTCGGAAGATACTTTTCTCCTTTAGCCTTTACAGCATCCTCGCCTTCACACACATCATCTAGCTTCTGCCAATATGGCAAGTTTTTAACATATTCAGGATGTTTAAAAGTTACGTCACTCATCGAGCAAATCCCATATCAGCAAAGAAGGCCTCAAAACCTCCATTCAATTCATTAAATGCATCTGAACCAGCATCAACTTGGTCGTCATGCGTTCCATTTGGAAAATTGCGAAGCTCTTCAATAAAGTCTTTATTCCAATCACCTCTAAGCATTCTCACGTTACCCACGTTAACTTGCGCCGCAAAAGGTTGTGCACGTGTGAGTTTGTCTCCCGAAACTGGTTTGGCTTTGACGTCATATCCTGCAAGAAGTTTTACGAATGCACTAGCTTGTGATTTACCAGCTTGACCAGGATCTTGAGGAATCCTTACCGTTACGCCCATCCCATCTAACTCTGTGACTTGTTTTAAGCGCTTATTAACATTGTCTGGACCAAGCTGTCCTCTTGTAACATCGACAATGTAAGTAAAACCATCTGCGCCAAGAGCTTCTCTAACACCTGCTGTAAAGTCGCCTTCATTCTCAGTAGCACCAAAGTCCCAAGCCCTTACTTGCTTCACTACATCAGCAGGTAAAGCATCCACAATTTCAATATTGTCAGGCTTAAAAAAACCACCTGCTGGCGGTGATGGCATTTGACGATATTGCCCGGCAAAAACATACGGCGCAGCTTGCTCCATTTGCTTCAACTTTTGAATATTGTGTTTTGCTGGCCACAATGCAGATCCGTCTTCTTGAATAGCCGAAAGACATAGATGCTCCCACACTTCACCGTTACCACCAGCTACAGGAACGCCGTCTTTTCTATCACCTAGCAGCCATCCAGCCAAATCATCTTCATGAAGACGCTGCATAATGACAATAATTGGCGTTTCTGGTGAGTTAGTACGAGACTCGAGAGTATTTTGGAACCAGTCAATTACACCTTCACGGATAGTTTTTGATTTGGCTTCATCGGCCTTATGCGGGTCATCAATGATGATGCAACCACCAAAGCCTTCACGCATTTTGCCTGCACCAAAACCTGTAATGGTACCGCCAGTACCAGTCGCATAGCAGACTCCGCCTGCATCTGTGCGCCAGAAATCCTTAGCTTTACTATCCTCACGTAATTTAAGATCAGGAAAGACCTTTTTATAAGCCTTTTCTTGAACCATATTACGAGTCTGAAATGCATTATTTGCGGCAAGCATTGCCGAGTAACTGATATGAATAAACTCACAGTCAGGTTTCTTTCCAAAACACCAAGCCATAAAATTAATTACAGCAATTTCAGTTTTTGAATATCGAGGTGGTACGTTAATAATTAACCGCTTAGTCTCACCGCGATAAACTTTCATTAATGCTTCGCAGATTTCTAAGTGGTGCCAATTTTGCATCCATTTGTAGCCTCGGCGCTCCTTAAACATGTACCTTGTAAAGAAATATAAATCTTCTTGCGCCTCGATCTGGATGGCTTTATCCCGAGCCGCATCAGTACTCATCTAAGACTTCCCTCCGCGCTTTTAAGTAATCTTCCATTGGAACTGGAATTTCAGAATTAACTGTTTGAACTGGTCCGCCGTCTTTGCCTGTAATTTCTTGACGATTAGTAAATTGACCACCAATGTCTTTAGCGGCTTGCTCAAGAATTTTTAAGGCTGTTTTGACGTTTCTAGTCTTCTCAAGCTGTCTTTGGTATTGCTTCAGTCGGTAGTACTTATTAGCAATAGGAATATCAATTAAGCCTTTATCAAACTTCTCTCTGGTTAATTCAAAAAGCTCAACAAACTTCTTGCTTAAGTTTCTGCCCGAATATTTTGTTGGGTCATAGCATTCGCATTGGCTACGACTAATATCAACTCCAAACTCTTGCTTGACCTGTTCAACCACTTCTTGAGGGGTATCACGGCATGCAAGAGCTTGAACAATAAATATTTTCACAGGCTCTTTTAGTGCTGCCATAAATTCCCCTTCGTACAGCTACGTACAGCAAACAGGACAAAAAAAGAGCCATAAGGCTCAATTGATTACACAGTTCCCGCAGCATCTCGCAATATCTAAATCAGAAACAAACGGCGGATTTTTTGCGACCTCAATAAGTCGCTTAACATTCTTACTTGGTCCCCACCGTTTAACTACGCCAATAAACTCTTCAACGTCATGACCAGCAAGATAGTGCTTAGGCAGACCAGAACTATCGCTATAAACAATTTCTCCGTCCTCGTCTCTCATCACTCCAATGTGGTAAAGCTCATGTTCAAGCAAATAACAGAACTCTGTATCGTTTGCACGCTCACAGAAAGAAGCGTCGACAGTTATTAAGTATGTTGGCACAAAACCGAACCAGTCACGCATCTGTTGCTCTTGTCTAGCTTTACGCCAGCCACCGACGTTAAACATTACTTTTTCACACTGCCCCAGCACCATCGCCTGCTTGCTTTTATATGCAGAAGAGGCCCAAGCAAATGCCAAGAACTCTTCATTATCATGAAGTAACTCAGCAATATGATCATGATCTGGATTATAAAGAGGCCCACCAATCGTTAAGTAATTAGCCACAACCCATTTTTTTAGGTCTGGAGCCGGTATTAAACGAATTGCTTCCTCTTCTTCAGCTTGATCAATAAAATCAGTTGGTGGAAACGGTCTGATCTGATCCATTAAATATTTGCCTCTTTAAGTTTTTAAGCCACTGACTAGCAAAATGAGCTTGTATCTGTAACGGGCCAGATTCATTAATTTTAAAACTTGGTGCTGCCTCTAACCGAACAACCGTATATCCCATTGCTTCAGCATCATCGTATCGATCCATACTCCAAGCTTTATCTTTGAGCTTACCTTTTCGACCACCTGACCATGGACCACCCGCAATTTCGACCAGAATACGATGTTCAATTAAATGAAAATCAAATCGCCAATGTTTTGTAGATTTAAACTTAAATTTCTTTTCATATTTGATTTCAAGCACATCTAATGCATGAGTAAATTCTTCTTCAGCTTCTAGGTATTTTTGAGTTGCTTTGGGTAATGGGCGGCTTTTTGGTTTTGTTCTTGGTTCTTTTTTTCTTGTAAGCCAAAAATAATCGTTACTGTCCATATAAGGCCGTCCGTAAATTATTAACTTGCTTTTTTAATCTAAGAATTATTCTATCGATAACTAACATTTCATCACGGCTAAGACCCGATCTGGAGAGATTTTGATAACGCTCAAGTTCCTGTGAATATTTATCCAGATTTTTTTTAGCTTCGTTTTTGTCCATTTATCCAGCTCACTTATGTTTATTAAGACGACGAGCAATAAGGCGTTTTTTCTTTTGACTTAGTTTGTTAGGTTTACTCTTTACTGTATTTGCCTTACAGCTCAAAGGTGATGCGTGTCCACATGATGCAACCAAGGCGCTTAAAACACTTAGTTTTGTATTTAAGGCCATTAATCCAGCAGTTGTGGCTAGTAATAATCGGCTCATACGCACTTTTATTTCTCCAAAAAGAAAAAGCCCCTCCAATAACCATTTTTTAGAGGGGCCGTTTGCGCCGCAATTATTACGGCAAACTTTTAAACCAAATTATGAGATCAATAATTCATAATTATCAGTTCATTACTTTTCTTACTCTTAGCAGCCAAATCACGACCAACAGAATAATTAATTGAAGTACATGCAAAATTAAAACCTTTAAAGATTTCACGAATCTTTTCATGATCATTAATTGATAGCATTACCTTCCCTTTGCAAGTCTTCATCTTTTCAGAAAGAAGTTCATACTGATCTAATGGAAAATCTACTCCATAACCTGCTGTATCTAGATACGGCGGATCAGCATAAAAAAATGTATGTTCCCGGTCATACTTATCAAAGCAAATATCCCAGGACAGGTTTTCAATATAGACTCCATTCAAACGCAAATGTGCTGCACTTAAACTTTCCTCTATCCGCAAGAGATTTAAAGAGCGGCCTGTTGTTGCATATCCAAATGTCTGCCCAGAAACCTTACCACCAAACGCATGTTGCTGAAGGTAATAAAATCTTGCAGCTCGCTGAATATCCGTTAGTGTGTCTGGTACTTTTAGTTTTTCCCATTCAAAAATCTGGCGACTTGAAATGCACCATTTGAATTGACGCACAAATTCTTCTAAATGGTTCTGCACTACCCGGTACAGATTTACCAACTCGCCATTCAGATCATTTATTACTTCAGTTCTTGCTGGTCCTTCTCTTAAGAAGAATAATGCTGCTCCACCACAAAATAATTCCACATAACATGAATGTTCTGGGAACTTACACAACAAATCCTTAGCCAAACGGGTTTTACCACCTTGCCATGGAATTATTGGTTTTGATTTCATAAAAATTTTCCTGTGCAAAAGCTTATATTTTTGATAGCCTTCGCAAATCGTGTGCACGATAGCTGGGCTTGGCTTTTGGCAGGCTACATCTGTCAGGAGGTCGAAGTGCTGTTACCGCAGTACTTCGTCCCCAGTTTTACTCGATATAAAAAAACTCGGTCTCCATTTGGGACCGAGTTTTTTATTTATTTATTTTCTAATGCAGTAACACGTGTCGAAACTGCATTTAAGCCATTATTCAAAGTAGTGATTGAATTACCTTGGCTTGTATTTACACCTTCCACACTAGTAACTCGGGCATTCAAAGCACTTACTGCTGTAGCATCAGCTTTATTGCTAACAGTTCCTTGAAGAGATGTAATTTGAGTTTTTAGAGCTTTGATTTCATTCTCTAATTCAGCGTTTGTCATAGTCATGCTGTTTATTCCTAGAATTAAGACTAAAAATAAAAAAACTCGGTATCCTTAAGGACCCGAGCTTTTAATGAGGCCATAAAAAAGCCCACCTGTTTAGATGAGCTTTTAAATGCAATTTGGTCTAATTTATACTTCGACCAATTTAATAAAACTATACCTCAAATAGCACAAAAGTGGAAACTAATTTCTTGCTTCATTTAAGGTTTCTTTCTTATAGCGTTCAGCGATTACAGTAGCTTTTAAAATTTCTTCATTAAGCGCGGCAATCATCATATCTTCGTATCGTTTCCATGTTTTGCGGTATACCTCCGGATCCATTTGGAAACTTCTAATGCCGGCATAAACAAGTCGACCAGGATCCTTATGTGCGTTTTCTAATTCGGGATCTAAAGCAAAATCAATAACAATACGAGCAATTAACCAAGCTAAGTGGTAAATAGCTATCCCCTTAGGCTCTCTTCTTTTATCTTTCTCTGCTCCATCAATCATTATTTTAGCTAAATGATTGCGAACATATTCATAATCCCGTTGGGACTTTCCTTCGGTCATAATGACCATTGCAACTGATTTTGTTAGTTGATCACCCATTGCAGCTACCACCCCTAATTTGTCATGAAAGTCTATTGACCTCCCATCAGTACATCTAACGTTCGCAGCACCAAATGAAGGTGATTTCGGGTTTAAGCCACAAACGAACCATTCAAAAATAGAAAATCTTGACCAATCCATTACAACTGTAGTCATAAGATAAGCACCCCCTATACCTTAATTATTCAATAACGTTTGGAACTCACTAAATGACAGTTCCTCAACTGGTTCATCTACACTTGCTTCTTGATCAAGCGCCCAAGGATTCACGTAAACTTTATCTCCACATATCACTGCGAGCTTTCCATGAAACTGGCAGCCTGAAAATTCCAGACTATATTTTTCAACAAACAATCCTGCTAAAACCTCACAATCATCTGTAGTCAAACTCGTTTCCATATTAATTTTTAATATGAAAAACCGCTTATCTGCCGTCCAGCCTACCGTTTCAATGTCGCTCATAAACTTTTCTCAAACCTCTCTAATATCAATACCGTGTACAGTTTTCATTAAATGTTTCTTATTGCGATAACTAGGTAATTTCCTAGTAGCAATAGACTTAACGTCCTCAACGATGTACTCGCCATTGATGAGGTAGTAAGTAAAATCAGCAAAATATCTAAGTGCCGGCTTTGTTCTCTTTTCCCCCTCTATCTTAGTTTTAGGAGCCAATTCAAATTTTGCATGGTGCTCTAATCCAAAGATTTCACCGCGTTGCTGCATGGCTTTAAGTTCGATATATCGCTTGAGTTCTTTTTTGCTGTCGAAAGTCATCCCATCTAATGTGACTTTTGAAGCATTAAATTTATTACGGCCCTTTTTAGCTTTATGGCCGTTTGGAAATTTAGAGTGATAATCCGCTAAACTCATCGATGTCATTTAGGCTCACCACCATTGAGCACTTTCTCTAATTCTTTAAATGCTCGAATCATAGCCATTTGCAGAAATTCAAAGTTTTCTCTCTTATCCTGCTCAACATATTGCAAATTGCCTTGTATTTGTTGCAGGGCAAGATTTATCCGTTCTTGTAATTCCTTGAACTTCTGTTGATCTAAATTCGCCATACTGTTAGCAAATTTTATTACTGTATCCTTTTGTTTTATTAGCTCTTGCTGGTGTAGGCTTTCTTGCGCCATATCAACCAATGAAATGATATTTAATGGGTGAGCAACATAGTCAACAAATGGGCCGTAATGTCTATTGCAAGCATGTATAGCATCTTCAGCTGCCCGTCGAATGAGTACCAACTGTCTTGGTGATAACTTATTTTCGCTCATCAATCGGCGCTCCTTCATTAACTTTCTTTGCTTGCTCGATTGCCTTTTCTAATTGAAGTAGCTCGTTGTAATCAGTATTAGATAGCCCACTCCGGTTATATCGGCCTCGTAATTTTTCGTAGCGAGCCTTTGCTGCGTCTATATCAAAAGTTTCTAATGGTTTATTCATGACTGGCCCTCTTTATAACTCTCAAAGAAAAACTTCACAGGCTCAGATTTGATTTCAATCAGCCCAAAACGTAGTAAATGACGAGCATGTGTGCTATCTCGTAACAACTGAACATCACGATAATGTGTGAGCATCCTCCGCCACCCTTCCAAGGGCATAGACGACTTGTTTGTATTACAAGGAACACACGCTGGATTCATGTTTTCCAAAGTGTCGTTTTGCGGTCTAGTCATTTCTCCAGTAATCAACTTGCCACCGCCAACATGAATTAAATCTCGTTTCACAGCTTCGATATGATCCGCATGCCATTTATCACCGAGCATTTCACCGCAATACGCACAATGGCCGCCAAATTTTTGTTTTAACTCTGCCCGTTGTTGTTTAGTTAACTTCATCCACCATTCCCTCAAATAATGGCTTCGCATGATTCAGTACAAGAGCCTGTTTCATAGCGCTTGCTACTTCTAAGAGCGTTGTAAAGCTCATCTCTGTCATGATTTTTGAAAGCCTCTATAACATCGCTCAAATGTAACCGCGTTCGATACATCCGATGATGGTTGTATTTTCTACCTTCAGATCTGACGTTTTCGCCTTCAGTAACCGCTATCCATTTCACTGCTTGTTCAGGTTCGTCTTTGGCAGCTAGTGCAACTTTGTTTAAGTGTTTTTTAATACAAAAAACACAATTACCTAGATGTTCTGTAATTGCTAAATCAAAAGGTTGTTGTTCCCACCAGTCCAAAACATCTTCTTTAGTGAAATCACTAATTTCAGCTAAATATCTAAACCCGGCTTTCTGCTTCTTTGCGTCTTTATGAATAGGTAAACCAAGCTTTTCTAAAACCTCAATTGGCAACCGTTTTGGCTCATCAGATCCAATACCAATCCATCGTTCATAGTTGTTTTTCCCAAACACATCATTGCAATATTTTTCAAAAGGTTCAGTTTTCATACGAGCTGTACAAAACGGCATATCGTAATAAGGACTTCCATACTTTTTGAGCATATCTCTCCAAGGTTCCAAGTCTTGTTTGAGCTCATCAAGGGGTATAATTTTGTAGCCCACACCCTTTTTCATTTGTGGATTAACGACTACACGAAGACATACAAGATTTATTTTCCAATGTTTAACAATATCTTTAATAAATTGGTAAGTAGCTGGATGCTCTGCGCCAGTATCCATAAAAATAAAATAAGCATCAGGATCATTTTTAAAGAGATTGACTGCATACCCTGAAGTACGTCCACCACTAAAACTGATAACCTTTTTCATAGGCCACACCCCTTAACTACTGCACAGCCCAAGACCAAACAAAGAAAAAAATAGACTTTATTGACTGCCTTAGATTCTTCGTAGCCATCTTCCTTTTCTAATTTTTCTGAAACCAAAATTTCTATATCTGAGACTAAACAGCAAAAAGGTCGGCCATCATCTAAACGACCAAATACCCGGTTATCTTCAAACAGATCGACAGTACCATTGCCAACAAAATGAATTTTGTTTTGACCCTTGTCTGGTACATGTGTGAAATTTACTTTGACACGTGTACCCCTCTTTAATTCAGCTGCTTTGACTGCAATACGAATTTGCTCAATATCACTTTCGCTTTTAACTAGGTCATAATGCTTGTCAAAAAAATTGTCACGTTCGATGTACATACAAGAATCAAATTCTTGAAGAATCTCTTTTAATTTTTGAATGCCGGTAGTTTTATTTAGAGTAATCATGCAGCCGTCTCCTTGGATGAGTTTTTAAAACCCATCTCGATCAAATACGGAATAAATGGTTTTTGTTCCTGAGGATCTACCAACTTTTGAGCCATACGCTTTCCAGCATCCATCCATGATTCACCGGTATGGCAAAATGTATCTTTGAAATCAGGATGGTTTACTAAACGGCGTGCGAACGCGAATAGTTGTTTTTCAGATGCGAAAGTAATTACTTCAGGAATTTGATTAGCTGGTTTAGCTGACTGACCATTTGAATAATTGTTTTGGCGAGGTGCCGGTGTTTTCATCTTGGCGTATTTAGCGCGTGCTTTAAGCATCCACTCAGCAAAGAATCGAACCATATCGTAATCAGAGTGATTGCGACCTTCGTTAAAACCTTTGAATGCTTTTAACTCTCTCTCAAACCAAGAGGCCTTGAAAATCTCATCCGTATCAATTGACGGATTGATAGAACAAATTTCAAACTTCAAATTTTCTAAAACAAACCATGTATTTTTTTTATTTTGATAAGTTGGTTTTGATAGTGTGTTTTGTGTGTTAAAAATTTTAACTAGTAGGGGTAAAAAA